CTGGGAGTAATGGCTGCGTATCATCCGCTGACTGCGGGGGGAAGTCCCGAACAGTTCATAGATAAATTGGTCAATGACCTCTGTGTAGCGCGACAATTTTTTTGCGAAACTCGGACAGAATTTTTGAGAAAAAATAGCCCGGTTCTAAGAAGTAAATCCGAAACCCGCTCACTTGCATCGACGGCCCCCTAAACGGGGGAGCCGCCCATGTAAAGGGGCGGGTTTTAGCTTGGGGAGGAGCGGCCTTTGCCGCCCCTCCTTTAGCTTTTTGCCCCTGGGGTAGTAGTTACCCCTCCGTAGCCTCTCCGGCGTCCTCTGCGGCCTCCTGGGCCGCTACAGGCTCGGTATATTCAGACCATCCATAGACACCGGGCTCCCAGACGTTGGAGTCCACGTCGGAGACCCACTTCTTTTCGTTGTGAGTCACTTTGTCGCCATTTGCATAGGCGTCATGTGCTCCGAGCGGCTGAACCCACTCAGGGAACTCCTCGAGAGGGTTTCCGATGCGCGTCCACATGGAGGGGGTATCGGAAGGCTTAGTATTCTGTCCCGCGTTGGTGACGTCGTGGATGGAGCGGTAGAGCTGCCCTTCGTCCTGGACGATACTGCCCGCGCTGCCTCTCCAATTCTCGTCCCACTCGACAAACAGGTCGGGGTACTCGTTGATCGTCACCTCATCGAGCTGCTGCTCCTGAGCCATCTTGACGAACATGATCTCAGCGACGGCCTGGGCGGAGCTGCTGCGCCGCTCCTTCTGATTGAGCTCCTTGATGGAGGTCTTTGGGGTTAAATACTGCATTTCGCTCATTCGTAAGCACCTCCAAATCCAGAGATAGAAACTTCGCCTTCGTAGCCCTCATTCTTGACGATCGTGAAGCGCACATTCACGCCCCACTTGTCCGCCGTCTTGGTCTCGTTGGTGAAGTTGAAGACTCGGTTGAGCTGCACCATCGCCGTGATGTCTTCCCATGTAGGAACGGCGTCAAATGCGTTGTTGCAAGCCTCCACCTTCGCGACCGCGCCCTCGATCTTCCATGTCGGGGTGATGAGGATTTTGGTCGCCCGGGCGTCCGTCTCCTCCGGGGCCGAGAACTGGAAGGCGATCGTGTTCTCTGCCTTGGAGAAATTCCAGACGCGGACAGAGGTCGCGAAGTTGCCGTCCACGGCCTCGACGCGGAGCTGGTGCGTTCCGTTGGTCAGCATGAGCCACTTTTCACGGGTGAGCTCAATCGTGGCCTCTTCTCCGAGCGTCGCTTGGTAGCTTCTGATCTCATCGTCATCCACGAACTCAGTGACGACCACATTGTCGCCCTCAACGTCCGTGATGGTGTAGTTTTCCGCGAAGCTGCCGGTCTTGAGACCGAGGTCTGTGTCGGTGCCAGAGATCGCCGGGGCGGAGTTGGTTCTCTTGAAGGTGAGGCGTCTGTACGCCGTTCCGCCCTTACCGTCCGTGACGGTGATCGTGATGGTATTGACAGAATTGAGGCTCAAGGAGTAGAGCTTCTCGCCCGTGATGGTTACATTCAGAGCCTCGCCTCTGGGGGCGTTGTTGATGGTTCTGAGTGTCTCGTCGTTGAGGGCTTCCACGACCGTCAGGGTATCTCCGTCCGCGTCATCGACCGTGTACTGATAGGTGAAGCCGAGGTTCTTATCCCCGAGGTTGGTGTCGGTGCCGGAGATCGTCGGGGCTGCGTTCGTTCTGGTGAACGTCCACGTCCGGGTCGCCGTTCCGCCCTGCCCATCGGTGACGACCACCTTGACTGTGTGCGAGCCGAGGCTCAATTCATCGACTGGGACGGTGATCGTATTTACAGAATTTCGCGTCGGGGCAAACGACTTCGTCGTTTGCCCATCAATCGACTCCGTCGCCGTCAAGACGTCGCCGGAGTCGGAGTCGTCGACGGTGTAGGTGATCGTGAAGTTGCTGTTCTTATCTCCCAGGTCTCTGTCACTGTCAGAGATCAGAGGGTCAGTGTTCAGGACTTCAAGGACGGGGCGGAAACCGACGTACGCGTCCCGGAGCGAAGCAGAGTAGTAATTCCAGGTGCGGGCCGAGTAGTACCCACGGTACGCGCGACACGAAGAATTTTCAGAATATGTCTCCTGGCACCACGAATAGACGTAGTACCAGTTCCAAAACTGGTTGTGAGCGCTGTTCAAGTCGGTCGCGTTTTGCGTGCTGTCCAGGTCGGACGAGACCGGGGCCGGGAGGCCGGTGATAACTTCCTCGCGGGTGATGAACCTGTCCCACTCGTTGTTAGTGGGTGTGCCTCCTGCATAGGCGTCCGAGCTGTTTCTGTAGTTGCTTCCGCCAGTCAGGACGCGGCACTTGTATTTCGCTCCGTCGATTGTGACTTCCTTGCTGGTGATGTAGCCCTGACCGTTCAGGTCGTTCCAGGAACAGTTGACCAGGATGACGCGGTCGCAGATGAGCAGCGTTTTGTCGCCGTCCTGGATTTTATGCCATTGAAGCTGATTTGCCTCGGCTGCGGGAGTGTCGCCGAAGGTGTAGTTTGCCATGCTGCCGGACATCGAGGGGATGTTGCCAGCAGCAGAGGCTCCGGTCGGGGTCGAGTCGTTACGCCACGGCCTTGTAGGACGTGCCAGAACGGAGCCGTTGTTGTAGAACCCGCCGAGCTTGACGGTTCCGAGAAATTGCGCCATAAGGTAGCTCTCCTTCCGTTTTTATGAAGCGGTAGGGAGCGAATATCTTCTTCGCCAGATTGTAGGCGCAAGCCCACCGGGCGAAGCCGAGCCACGAGTTGACCGCCTGGACGATCTCTTTCTTCGTGATCTTTCCCTCTTTGAGCTTCTTAATCATCGCCTTAATGCGCCGCTTCTCCTTGCGCTTGGACTCGGTTCGGAGAAGGAGGTGCGTCGCTTTGATTTTGAAGCCGTAGGCGTTCACGCCCTGCCGCACATAGAAAATCTTGGTCTTTTGGTTGGTCTCAAGGTGGAGCCTCTCCTGGAGGAATACCTTGATCTTTGCCAGCCACTCCCGGGCGATCTCCTTGTTCGGCGCGATGATGACGATGTCGTCCATGTACCGAGTGTAGAGTTTAGCACCGAGGAAGCGGATGCAATACTGGTCGAGCTCGTTGAGGTAGATGTTGGCGAAGTCCTGGGAGCTGACATTCCCGAGGGGTATGCCGGTCTCGCCTTCCGGGCTCGAGTCGATCACTTTGCAAAGAAGCCGGTAGAACCGAAGGAAGTCCTCGTACTTGTCGGGGTACTTCTTTTTGAGCTTCTTGAACCGCTTCGCGATGATCTTCTTTAACACTTGGCGGTCGATGCTATAGAAAAACTTCTTGACGTCGATCTTGATGACCGCCACCTCGTCGCCCCATTTCATGCGGGCGACCCTCATGTCGTGCTGCACGTTGAACGCCGCCCGGATGGGGCCCTTGCCGTACATACAGGCGAAGGAGCGGTCAACGAAGACGGGGCGGAAAAGGTTCTGGAGCTCCTCATGGATGACAAGCTGCACGACCTTATCCCGAAGGTGCGGTATGTGGAGGCTCCTGGTCTTCGGCTCCGTGATCGTCCTGTGACGGTACGGGCCGGGACTGTACTCGCGCCTCCCAGGCTGCGGTCTGCTCTCAATTTTCTTGAGATCAGACCAGAGCTCGACGTTGTTCACCTCAGAGAGAAGGTCATAGCATACGGCCTCACGGGAAAACTTCCTGTGACCTCTGAGGGCTTGTTTATAGCTCGCCTCGATCATGGGCCACCCCACCACATCCTCGTACTTGGAGGGCGGCATAGGCGGCGGGACGAGCTTACTTTTGGTGTTCTTAGTGTTGTAGTGCAAAATGGGGAATTTCGTCATTTGTGGCATCCTTTCCAGTTAGAACGGCTTGGCACCTATGACGCGGGTTTATACCCACATTGTAGACAGCCTCCCGCCGCCCAATACGACAGGGTGGGCGGGCCTCTATCACTGTTTTTACGCCGTCTCAAGACATGGCGAAGGATTACCTCTCCCTTGAAGTATAACAAGGACTCGCCAGCAAAGCCGTGACCGTGCCGGACGAAATAACCTACAAGGCGGGGCGGAAACCGACGTTCGCGTTCTGGTTCGTAGCATTGTTGTAATTCCAGTTGCGGGCCGAGTTGTACCCACGGTTCGCGCGATACGAAGACCATACAGAGATAACCCTAAGTAGGTGCTTTACTTTTTGGGCTGCTGCCCGTTATTGATGAAGAACTTTTGCAAGCCTCCAATGATGCGCCCGATCTCATTGAGCTTTCCTTGCAATTCAAAGAGCTTCTTCTGGGTGATGTACTTCTGCGTCTTTGCTATCCCAAACAAGACGAGGAGAAGGGTTTTCTCCGCGTCCGCTTCGTCCAGCCATTCCAGCCGCTTCTTGACGACCGTGAGGTTGTTCGCCATGACGGCGGCGCGGATGAGCTTGAAGCACGACTGCTTAATCTCTTGACTCAAGGAGAACTTCTCCGAGACGGGGAAGTTTTTTAGCAAGGGGTAGACATCCCTTTCCAGGAATATCTCAGCCTTCTTTTGCAGAACTGACGGCTCAGCCAATATAGACACACCTCGCTTCCTTGACGCGGGTGATCTCGGTGATGTCCCCGTAGAACTCCAGGCCGTAGTCGGTCAGTCTGATTTTGATAGGCTTACCGCTGAGAGAGCTCTTTCCCTCGAGCGTCAGGTTCTCCCCGATCTCCAGGGCGAGGCCGCTCTCGGTTTCAAGGACGATGTCGTCTTCTTTGAGCTGCCTGCATTTTTTGCATATCGGGACGAGCTCTCCAAACAGGCTCCCGATGATGCAGCTTGCCTCCTTTCGGGTGCAAGCGACCTTATACATAGATTTTCCGCGCCACGGGGTCATAAATCCCGGACGTGATCGCGACGGCGGTAACGGAGTCAAAATTTTTGAGAAAGACGTTGTTGACCATGTTGTTCAGCGTGGCGTCTTTCAAGACCTTGATCTCCTGCTGCGCGGCTGCGATCTGAGCCTCATGGAGAATAGCGGCTTCCCGGTTGGCGAAAATGCCGTCGTCCATGTGGTTCATGTTCGTCTGACTCACGGGCGTCCCTTCTTGGATGACTTCCCCCGTCACGACATCGGTGACGTGGTCAAGCCACCCGATTTTTTCATACTGCTTCATCGCTGCTTTCGACCTCCATTTCCTTGATGTTGTATTTGAAGGCTACATAGAGCCCCTTGCCCTGTGTCTTGGTGAAGACCCGATCGCCAGCACTCGCCACGACGTCGCCGTCAGTGTCGACGAGCTCCACGTTGGAAACGTCACCGATGACCGTGTCATCGAAGTAAACATACACCCTCGCGTCGGAGCCGCTGACGATTTTTCGGAAGGGTTGCACTGCCTTCGGCTGTCCGTTCAAGGTAAAGGCTGCGTGATCGACGGAGTCGACGAACCGCTGCCCGATCTTCTGGATGCCGATGTCTGTGAGCGTTTTTGCCATTTAGTCGCTTCCTCCTCTCATTTGAGTTGTGCTGGAGCATCGGGCCGTATCGGAACACCTCAAGTATTCCTTGACGCCGCTCTCAGCCCCGGAGATCGCCGCGATGTCAGAGGCGAGCCCCTCGTAGATGGTATAGTTGCCGAAGTGATAGAACTCCTCAGACGCCGCGAATGTGCCGGACTTCGGGAACTGGACGTCGCCGGAGTCTTTTCCGCCCTGTGCCGTGACCTTCGAGGCGAGCAAGTAACCCTCGCTTACCACATGGGGCCAAACGCCACAAACGAGCTGACCGCACCGTGGATAGTCTGAAAAGCCGTGCTCGAGTCTGGAATGTAGAACAACGGCAGCCCCGGTCTCCATACCATAAGCTGGCTTGCTGCTGCCCTGTTTGACCTTGCGAACCTCTGCGTCAATGACGTCGAGGTTGTAGACGCCGCTCTGCTTCGAGCCCTTTAGGAAGATAATGAACTCGGCCCACCGTTCCGGGTCTTGTACGGAGAACGGTTCGATGTAGCTCTTATCGTAGCCGAGAGAGGTGAGGGCGTATAGTACGCCTTGCCGCGTGCCTCCCCACTCAGAGATTAGCCCCTTCATGGAGAGCCTCGTCCTATAGGCTTCTATGTCCTCGCCTTCAAGCCTCGGCATATCCCTGTCTTGACCGTGTACCGGGAGCATGACCGGCGACGCGCTCACTACGTTCGCCTCGTCTCTTGCTCGGAAGAACGCTTTCTTGACGTCGTCAAAGTCCTTCCCGATGACCCGGAAGAAGATGCGGAACTGGTTGGCAGCTTCCTTTCCCTTCTTCAATGGAGCGAACAGGAGGTCAAACATATAGTCGCCGAAGTTGTCGTATCTCTTCATCCGATCACTCCCTTTCGACTGTTACATTGACAGCCCCGAGGGTGATGACCTTGTCCTTGTCCAGCTTCACGTCCTGGGCCGGTACGGTGATCTCGGCATTTGTGGCCGAGCTGTAGCCGTTTCGGACTGCGAAGTTAATGTCGGAACGAGTCAGCTCGTTTAGCTTTCGGCCTCTGCGAACTGCAAGCAGCTCCGTCAGGATGGCCTTGACCCGGTTCTCGATGTCTTCATCGGAGTCCGCCGAGCCGGTCGTGATGATGAGCTCGATGTCCTGGTCGACTGTGACAGAGGACTTCACGAGTATATTATCGTATGGCCCCGCGATCTTGTCAACGGCTTCCTGGACTGACTTGAGCAAGCCTTCCGTCGCTTCTCCAGCCGTGCCGGTTACGATGATGTCGACTGTGCCTTGCCCTCTCGGGTGGTCACAATCTGCCTGGGCAAACAGGACGCCGGTGACGGACTCAGCCGCGTTGACAAAGGCGTCTTCGGTCGCAAGCTGCGCCAGCTCAGACCACGATCGGAGGGTGCGTGCTCTCGCGCTCTCATCATCTTCTGTATCGCTGCCCTCGCGCACAATCCAGTCGGCGGCGTTTGTGATCTTGACGTCTCCGATGTAGGTGAGCGTGCGGGTGATCTGCCCCTCCGGGACATTGTAGCGGCTTCCTTCGGCCTCGGCCTCCACGAGTACGTCGACCGACATCGCCCCTTTCTGGAGTACTGCCGCCTCGATTGTGAAGTATCGGAGCTCTTCTCCGTTGATGTCCAGGATGCTCTTGAAGACGTGGCCCTTCGCGATCTTGATAGCCTCTCCGCTCGCACCCACGCGTGACACGGTAACGAGCCCCTGGGCCTTCTGCGCCTTCTTCCTCTTCTTGGAGTAGTCAGGCATTTTGAGGTCAAGCCACACGCCCTCGGCATGGGTGACGAACATATTGTTGAGAATACGGCGGGCGAGCTGTAGCAATTCAATCTTGATACGGAGCTCGACCATGAGCAGCGTATAGAAAACACCGCCCGAATGGAAATTTGTGACGACGAACCCCTCTTCCTTCAGCTCTGCGACCTTCTCGTCTTTTGCCTCTTCGAGCGTCGGGACAGGGATGACGGCGTCAAGTATCTCTTTGTCGATCATGCTGCTATCACCTCCACACTGACCGCTCCAATGACGACGTTTAGCTTGCGGGCTTCGCTCTCTTCTCCGAAGCGGAAAGAGCAGCGGAGCAGGATGACGTCGTCGTTAAAATCTATGCTGATCTCAATGCTGTCCGGGAGAATGACCTCCCGCTTTTGTAGTTTTGACCTCGCCCGTTGCGTGATCTCTAAACGGGTGAGCTCAGAGTCTTCGGACTGGATGAAGTCGTAAAGGCCCCACCCGAACTCCGGGTCATAGAACAAGTCTCCCGGCTGCGTGATCGCCTCGAGGACAATGTTCTGATATAGGCAGTCAAGCCCGGAGCAGAGGGGGGCGTCTCCGTCCGCCGCCTGTGTGAGCTGCCACTCATCGTCGAGCCGGATGTCGGTATCGTACAATCCCGTCACAAGCTCACCTCCCCGATGATCGAAGGAGTGAGGTCTCCGTATGGGAGAGCGACTGCTACCACGGCCCCCGCCTTGAACTGACTCTTAGACTTAATTCCGGGAATGGTCGGAAAGTCATCGTCCGGGTTCCCGAAGCGGTCGAGGATGGTCAGGGTGTACTCGTACCAGTTGGCGGTGATGTGCCCGTTAAAGCTGCTGCCAGTATCGTCATTGTGGATGACGAGCTCCTCGATCTCATAGGTGTCGAGCTTGGTCGCCGACTTGATGCTCGCGAACACGACGGCGGGGAGCTTCAAATGCGGGTAGTCGGCAGCGATTGACTTCTTGATGATCGCCTTGACCATTTCTTCGAGCATGATGCGCCCCTCCTTTCGCTGTTTAGAAGTAGATGTAGGTGCGGATGAAGCCGGAGTCGTTTGTGGTCGACACCACTTTTTGAACCTCGACCTCGCCGCTCACCTGTGGATGGATGACGTTGATCTTGTGGGAGTGCTTCACAAATGGGGCGGAGACCGTTTCAAGCTCCCATACGCCTCCGGCCCGGTTCAGGCTGAGAATATTGACGCCGTGCTCGAAGGTGTAGACCTTCTCCTGCTCCGGCTTCTCATCCCAGTAAAAGACCCCGCCTGAGAAGAAGAACGGAACCTTTAGGCCCCACGCCGCGTTGACGGTGTTGATCGCCTGGACGGCGTTCTGCTGTCGGATGGGGAGCATCTTGCGCCGTGGGTATGTCTTGGACGATAGCTTCATCTTGGAGAGCCCCGCTTTCGCCAGAAAGAAGGCGAGCATCTCCTGCGGGGTGGTATCAAGAAACGTGTCGTTGATGATGGTTTCTTCGAGCACCAGCATCTCATCCTTGAGATTGACTTCGTTCACAAAGGCCCCGCCGTCGTATGGTTTGGCGACGTAGCCCGTGAAAACGTCGTCAAGGGCTCCGTCATATCCGAGCTGTATCGCTGCGGGGTCTTTCTTGTTCAGTGTGATTTCCGGGCGAAACTGCCCCGTGAAGCGTATCTTCGCCCAGTCAAAGTAGGACGACTTCGCGGAGTAGACCTCAATCTCGATGCCCTCGTTGAAGGTATAGGGGCCCGCCCGGGCCGCGATTTGTGGGTAGTATAACTCGGTTGTTTCCATAGTCGCCTCCTCAATATGGCATTTGTGCGACTCGGTTCATCGCTGCCGCTGTCTCGGCGTCATCAACTGCCGGAGACTTTCCCCGGCTCGTTGACAAGTAGGTCTCATACTCTTCGGTGAGGCTGCTGCTTGTGGCGGAGCTTCCGCTCCCAGAATTGCCGGAGCTGTTGGAGCTGCTGCTCGCCGTGGTCGCGGTGATGGTCTGAGGGATATACTCCCAGAGCTCAAGGGAGGCGGTAAGCTGCCCGCTCTTGCTCTCGCCCTTGTGGGTGAGCTTCTTGAAGATGACCTTCTCGACGCCGTGGGCTGCTGTGTCCTCGCTGACAATGGGGATAGGCTGCGGAACGCTCTGCCCGGGCTTTCGGAAGATTGAGCGGAGGGCGGCGTACCTCTGGTACTTCGTGGCTGACTGGGTGTCGTCAATGATGAGCTCGATGTTCACCTTTGCATCCTCGTAGCCCGTCGCCTGTTTCGGCTTGGTCGCGCTGCCCTCCACTTCCTGCTCGTCCACCTTCGCCGACTCCGTGACCTCGATGCTTTTGACGAGGCCAGGGAGGACGACCCCGTTGAGCTTGATGGTTTGGTCTTCGACGTATATCATGGTCGTCCTCCCTCCTTTATGCCGGTGTAGGAACGGCGTCCGAGTCTCCGCTCGGGTCTTCGTCGCCGTTTCCGTTGGTGAAGTCCTCGACTTCCTTGAGAAGTGCGAGTAGTGTCTGCAAGTCCTTGATCTTCTTGAGATCGACTTGCATGAGAAGTTTCTGGATGACGACGGTCTTGCCTCCGCTGGAGCTTCGAGCTCCACTCTCGTCGGCTCCGTCTCCTTGGTCGCCGCCGCCCGTGAGGTTCACCTTCTTGGTGGGCTCCCTTTCGAGGGTGGCCTTGGTCTGCTCCAGGCCCTTCTCCATCGCCTCTGCGGGCGCGTTCTGCGCCATCGTGAGGCCATGTGCGTATGTGGTCATGGTTCGTTGTCCTGACAGTGTCAGGGTGGACAGAGGCCCTTCCTTCGCGTCAGAGAACGGGAGTAGGTTTCGGATGCGCTGCAATCCTCCCTTGACCGCTTCGACCGCTGTGGAGAACGCCGACTTGATGCCATTCGCGAACGTGGTGACAATGCGCTGCCCAGACTGGAAGAACCACGTCACCGCGCCGGAGACTGCGTTCTTGATGGTGTTGAGTCCATTCGAGAACGCCGCGCGGGCCTCGGTGAATTTCTGGGAAACTCCCTGTACGATGCCGCTCATCGCCGTCGAGAACTTCTCTTTGATTGCGGTGAGCTTCCCGCCCGTGAGGTTGTCGAGGAAGGTGAAGCCTGCCGTGTAGTAGCCCTTCACGCCCTCGACCGCTGCGGCTGCTATGCCTCGGATGCCGCCGCCGTGTTCTTGATATGCTGCCTTCATATTGCTCAGTTTTTCCGAGACGGTGGTCTTCGCCGCCTCCATGACTGAGCCGATGACGTTGCCGATCGCCCCGAAGACGCTCTTCGCTACCTCCAGCGCAGCCCCGAGTTTTTCTTTGAAGAAGTCGATGACTGCATTGACCGCGTTGCGGAACCACTCGCACTTGTTGTAGAGCAACACCAGGGCCGCGATGAGGGCCACGATGCCTATAACTACCCATGTGACGGGGTTTGCAAGCAAGGCGGCTGTGAAGCTCCAGACCGACGATATAAGCGGCGTCAACGCTCCCTTCACTAAGACGAAGCCAGCCTTGAGCATTTTGAAGGCCGAGATCGCCTTTGTTATGACAAGGCCGACACCGCTGACGACCGCGATGACCGTGCCGCCCACAGTGAGGAAGCCGCCCAGAGCCAGCACGACGATCATGATGACGCGGACGAGCTCCTGGTTCTGTTCAATCCACGAGCCGACCTTTGTGAGAACCTGTTCTCCCTTGCCCATGAGGTCGTTGATAGTGGGGAGGAGCGTGTTCCCTATGGTCTCCGTGACGTTGTGGATGCGCTGCTGCAATCGCTCGAACTTCTCCGGCTCCGTCTCATTGATCGCCGATGCCATCTCCAGCGCGACGCCCGTGCCGGAGCCGAGTGCGTCGTACATACCGACGATGTTGTCCTGAAGGTCTCCGACCTTGTTATACATGAGGTCGATAAGGGCGACGGCCTCTGTGTCTCCGAAGGCTTTTTGCAGCTCCATCTTCTCGGCGGCGTCCATCGTTTCGCCGAACTTCCCGCGCAGCTTGTCCAGAATTTCCGGCATACTGAGGAGCTGATTGTTGGCGTCCGTGAAGCTGAGGCCCAGGGCTTCGCCGCCCTTCGCTGCCGATCTCAGGAACGCCTTGTACTTGGTGCCCGCCTCGCTGCCGCTCATTGTGGCTTGCAGCATACCCAGAATAGAGAGCTGCTCTTCGAGGGGGACGTTTGCGGTCGTTGCCGACGCGCCCAGTGTTTGGATGCTTTGGGCCATGCCGGAGCCGGTTGTCTTGAACTGCTTGACGCTCTGTGAGATACCAGCCGAGAACATCTCTCCGAACTCAAGGTCTGAGAGGTCTCCGTAGAACTCCTTGTAGATACCGTAGCCCGTCGCAAAGAGCGACGTCATCTCTCCGATCGTGGACTTCGTTGCCTTCGCGGTTACACCCGCGAGCTCTGTGTATTGAGCGACGCCTTCGTCCGTCAGGGAGGCGATGCCGCTCTTGATGTCGTAGGCTGCGGAAATGAAGTCCGACTTCGTTGTACCGGCCCACTGGTCGGAGAAGTTGCGGGCAGCATCCTCCACCACGCCCAAGTCTTGCACACCCAGAGAGGCAAGCTCGCCCAGGGCTCGGCGCGTCTCGAAGGTCGCCTCTACAGGTGCCAGGACAGCCCCGGTGATCTGGCTTCCCATCTCCTGCATGACAGCCCCGGTCTTTGCCATGTTCCCGAGGCCCTCGCTGACCGCGTCCAGCTTGGACACATTCGCGCCCACCTTGGACGCGACACCAGCCATCGGCCCCGAGAGATTGTCGATCATGTTCATAATGAGCGACAGTTTGAAAACGGACTCTAAACTCATGCCTTTCGTTCACCTCCTATTTTTTCTGGAGGCGAGCTGTGTTCAAAAGCGACCGGCGACAGGGCCGTCACTCAGGGAACGCTTTCACGATTGCCCGGGTGACTATGCCCTCCTCAAGCTCCTGGATGTAGCGAGCCTTCGCCACCCAGTCAAGGAACTCGTCGATGTCGTCGATCGCTTCGGGGTCAAATGCCTCTAAGAGAGGCGGGGGGACGTAGCGGTAGATTTCCAGAAGTCCGGCCTCTACGATGCTTTCCCGAACCCCCGCGACCTTCTCTCTTAGAGCTTCTTCAAATTTGCCGTGTTGGTCAGGCCGAGGATCTCCGTGAGCTTGTTGCCGATGGTGATAGCGATGCCCGGGTTCTCCTCCATGTCCTTCGTGAGCTTATCCCTGTCCTCATCAATCACGGCGTCCAGCATGAACACCTTGCTCGCCTTCGTGATGCCGGACTGGGACGCGCTCTTGATGTAGCGGTCGTAGCTGGGCACACTGGGACGCTTGAAGCGGTAGACGTACTCCATCTCGTTCTCGTCGTCCACGGGGACGGTCATGCCGACGCGGTAGAGCTTGCCGCCGTACTTCTCCTTGAGCTGCTCGTCGGAGCTTGCCTGGGTCACGATGTTTTCCTTGCTTTCCATAGTGTGACTTCCTCCTATCAATTATTTTGAGATAACGCTTAGACCGGCTTGACGCCGTCCTGGATGATGCCGCCGACGATCATGAGGTCGATGTCGACGGTCAGGCTCTTGTCGCCCTGGGACGCCTTGTTGCTGCGCTTCGAGAAATGGACTTTCTTGAGCTCATCAATTCTCGTCCGCCCGCCATCGTTGGCGTAGGAAACAACGATCGACGGAATTTCCAGCTTGTAGAACGCGAGTCCCTTGGACTTGCAGTAGTCCAGGAGATCGTCATAGTCGTCGCGGAGCATGGAGATTTTGCCAGACGCCTTATAGTTGCCGGTGCCGTAGCCGCGCGGCATAGAGCCCTTGCCGTAGGTCTCCTCCTTCTCCTGCTCGTCATCATAGCTGATCTCCTGGAGCTGGAGCACAAGACCCGGGAACTTGACGTCAACGTCAGCCCAGTCGTAGGCTTTCCCGTTTACTTTGAGCATGGTCTTTTCCTCCTTCCATTAACTTTCCGCCAGAGCCGCGCGTCCCAGGTCAATCTCGACCTCGCGGATATAGCCACGGGACAGATAGCGGATTTTGATACGCATGGTTTCATCTTCGAGGAAGGTCTCCTCCTGTCCCTCGACAACGGTCGTCTCATAGGAGCTGATCTCCTTATCGTCGACCATGCGGTCAAGGGGCGCGCTGATGAACTTCGCCCTGGTTTCGAGCTCGCCCTGGATGTCCTCCAGGTCGATGTCATCGTTCTTGAGCAGCAGGGCCTCCTTGCGGGTCTCGCGGATGATCTTGTTCTTCACGCGGACATCTTCCATGTAGCGGAAGTCGCTGCCGTCCGGGCTCATCATCTTCGTGTGGTAGACGAAGAAGTCATCCAGGCCGTCATATTCGCGGAAGGTCATATAGCCCGCCACGTCCAGCAGCTCGATGATGCTGTTGTCATACCCTGCCGGGAGCAGCTCAAGCAGCTTCGTCTTCGGGATGCCCATGCCAGCCTCGGGGCGGGTCTGGCCGATGGACTTCTGCACGGATGTCATCGCATAGCGACCGAGGGCCACGCCCGCGAGATTGACGTTCTGCGTGGTGCCATCCAGTTTCACAAGGCGGCCCCATGCCGCGCACACCTGGATGTCCGTGTCCTTGATCTTCTTACGGTCGGCTTCCATCTGGAAGGCCCAGTCGTGGAGGTCTCCGTTCTCGCCCTCCTCGGGGAACTCAGGCTCAAACACGAAGAACATGGGCTTGTGATAGACCTCGAAAAGCTCTTTCCTGAACTCGCTGACCGCCTGCCAGAGAGCCAGCGCACTTGCGCCGACAATATGGACACCCTCGACCTCCTGGTTGAACTTGGTGATCTTCTGGAGGGCATCCAGGATGTCGCCGTTGGTGGCGACAGGGGCGGTGGTCTGGAAGGAGTAGGTATCGTTCACCAGGAAGGAGCTCGGCTTCTGGTCGGCCTGTGTGGCCTCGACGAACTTGAGCGTCATCCCAGTCCCGGAGAGCTCATAAGAGCCGGTCATGGGCACGGTGATCTCGTCGCTGTAGGAGAAGCCGCCGTCGATGGAAACGATGAAGGCAGCGGTGTTGAGTCCGCCCTGTGCGGTGATCTTCACGATCACCGAGAAGGCGTTCGTCGGGGAGCCGGTTGCGGTCATGCTGCCGCCGCCATCTCCCACTCTTGTGACCTCTCCGATGGTTCCCGCCGTCGTGGCGGTAACAGGGAGGCAGTAGACACGGCTCGCACCGAACTGGACGGAGTCCATGACGGCGTCGGCCAGGGGAGACATGCCGAGGCGTTTCTTAATCATCGCCGCGTCCATATCCCCGGTCACGATGATCGGGGTGTCGGAAACGACGGGGGAGACGCCGACTTTGATGTGGAGGCCGTCGCCTGTGGGCGTCGCGAAGTCCAGAAGGCCGTCGCTGACGTTGTGTTTAACATCTCTGAGCATTTACTCGTTCGCCTCACTTTCCTTGCTCCTGGGGCCGCTCGCGGGCCCCCTGGTGAACCTCTCGATGCCAGCGAGGAACTCCTCGTCAGACATCACTCTTCCGGGCTTCCATCCGCTCGCGACACACGCGCCAGCGAAGACGGCCCGCTTGATATTGTGCTTCTTGCAGAGCTCTCCGATCGTCAAGAGCTCCGGCTGTTTGGTTTTGGTTGCCATTATCAAGGCTCCTTTCCGTTGTTCTTTTCAACGGACACGACCTCGACGCCGGTGAGCGGCGCGAAGCCCGTGTCCCTATAAAGGCCACCGTCAAACGAGACCGTCGCCTGGACGGCAACCTGGGCTTTGAGAATGGAGTCGTCTTTGTCGACCCAGTCCGCTCCCTCGACATCGATCTGGACGAAGTTGCCGTCGACATAGATGCCCCGGTCAAGGCTCGCGAGAAACTTCTCGAAGATGGTCTCGACCGCGTCGTCGGTATAGTCCCCGATGACCACCGTGAACGTGAGCTTCCGTTCAAAGACCTTTCTCCTCTTCTTCTGCGCTCCCTCTTGGTCAATGTAGTAGGTTTTGGAGCCGTTTCTGGATAGGGCCTCTGACTCGAAAAGCACCGCTCCTATGTGGGACTCCTGACTCTTTTCGAGAGATTTCTGGGTTGTGTACGGCTTGGACTTTAACCCTGCCGCCACGAGCTTATCAAGAAGGTATTGTTTGCTTTGTCCGTAGAGCACGGGTTAATTCTCCTTTCCGATGAAGTCCTCGACCGTTGCTTTGATCTCCTGCATATCGTCGTCGGAGAGGCCGAGGAAGGGACGGGCGGGGATGCGGATGCGGACTTGCTTCTTAGAAACCCACTTGCCTCCCACCTGGAAGCGGAGGGCTTTCTTTCTGCGAGCCCGGATTGTGCGGCCCGGTTCGCCGAACTGGTGCGTCGCCGCGTGCTTGACGTTGGTGCCGACCGCAAAGCCTGTAGCGTCCGACTTCGATTTGATGGAGTTGCGGAGCTGCGCGGACTGGATGAGCGTTTTCCCGCCCTCGGTCTCCGCCCTTATGGATGTCTTCCACCGCTTGCCGCTCGGGTCTCTGCTCTTTTTGAAGCGTTCCAGGGTGGACTCCCGGACACCTTCGGCGAGAGCTGCGTTGATGCTCTTCTTGTCGATCTCCGAGAAACTCCTTATTTTTCGGAGCATCGCCTGGGTGTCCCCTTCGAGTCGGATGCTATACATGGCTCACATCCCCCTCATTTTGTCCCGGCTGAAAATCCGGGGGTTCGATTTCACCGAGAACCCGGTCGCCGCTGCGGTGGTCGGGTCATCGGTCTCGGCCCCGAGTGAGACCTTTCCCTCCGCGACAAGCGTGAGGAACTTGATCGCCTGATTGTAGCGGTTGAGATAGGTCTTCTGATCTGTGCTCTCGTCGATGCCGATGCGAGAGAACAGGTTATAGACTGCGATGTCCTTCGAGCATTTGTTGATGATCTTGGGGGCCGGTGAGATTGGCACGGCGTACCTCTTGGCAAGGTAGCCGTCGATCTCACCGTCAGCGTCCGCGATCGCCTCGTCAATGATCGGGGCGACCAGCTCCTCACGTTCTGCGGGGTCTTCGATGAAGGTGTCCCCGATGATCGCGTTGAGGGCGTCATCCTTTACCATGCTACGGACTTCGACTCTCGTGCTGTAGCTCACGCCGTCCCCTCCCTTCTGTCAAAAGCGGGAGGTTTAGACCTCGGAGCCGTCAGAGCCGACCGCCATCTGCCAGAAGCCGAAGCCAGCGTTGCCACGGCTGTCCGCGCCATAGATGAACTTCTTGCTCATGAAGACGTTGTCATCGGTCTCGGCAGTCTTGGAGACGAACTTCGCCTTCTTGCGCTGCTGGTAGATGAGGGGCTTGATGGGGCGGCTGGTGTCCAGAAGGAACCACGCCGCGTCGCTGGTGAGTCGGGGCTCGACGTGGAGCTCTGCGGTGCCCTGCATGGTGTTCTTGGTGCCGTTGATGAACTCGGCGACCAGGATTTCCCGGGCCTTGGCCTCCAGAGCGGGCGGAACGACCAGCAGATTGGGAACCAGGGCCAGGGAGCGGCCCTTGCTGTTCTTGTAGCCTCTCATCATCGCGCGGGCGGTGACATAGGACTCCAGGGAGAGCTTGCTGGTGATCTTGTTGCTCACCGCGTTCTTGCCGACCTCATGGTCGGTAGCGAAGAACGCCTTGCCGTCGTAGCACTTCGCCTCGAAGCCGGAGGCCAGCAGCGCGTAGACCAGCTCGTCGGGATGGGAAGCAGCGGACGCGCCGAGCATCTGGATAGAGGGCTTATACAGGCCGATCTTGTCGTCCTCGATCGCATTGCGGTCGACGCCGACGGTCAGCTCGAAGTCCTTGTTCTTGATGGTGTAGTCAGAGCCGGTGAGGTTCTGGATTTCGCGGTCGCCGATCCACTCCCTCATCCCGGGGATGTCGCCGAGCCACGCATAGGTTTCGCTGTCACTGGTGGAAGGGACAACGGTCGCGACCTTCTCATAGGTCGGCTTCTGCTCAGAGAACGCCTGATTGAACAGAGTGTTGAAAGAGACGTAGATGCCTCTGAGGTTCTGGGGATTGATAATCATGATGTGTTATCCTCCTTTTGTTTGTTGGTGTTAGGACGCGCTGGTCACGGTGACGCCGCGACCGATTTCAACGGCGACGCCGTCCTCGTCTACGCGAACGACCAGACCAGCGGCGGAAGCCCCGGTCGCAAGAGCGGTGACGGTCTGATCGTCCTCGATGTAGCAAGGCTTGAGGACGTGGGCCGCGCCGATCTTGTTCGAGGTGGTGGCGGTATTGTTAAAGAAGAACACGCCGCGAGCGACGTGGATGAACGCCTCGCCATCTGCCCCCTTATTCTCGACGGTCTCCTCCGCGCGGCCCGCTGCGGTCAGGCCAGTCGCTTTCTTGCCGGGGATTGCGTAGCCGTTGGCGTCCAGGGCGACGAGAGCCCCCTGGTAGATGGTGGTGCCGCCCTTGACGGGCAGATACAGGAACTTCGCGTCCTGCATGATCTCGGTGGTGTCCCTTTCTTTGGTCAGAGCTGCCATGATGTTAGTCCTCCTTCATTCCGTACTTCTTGACGTCTTCGGCACTGATGCCGAGCTGCTTGCAGACGAGCATCGTCGCGTTGTCGATCTGGTCGCCCTTGAGAGGGAGATTGTCGCCACCGGCGATCTCGCTCATGGGAACGACCTGGGGAGCCTTCTCCACAAAGGAGCCGAAACCCTTCGGGTCACTCAGAGCGTAGCTCCTGGCCCACTCCTTCTGTGCCGGAGTGATCTTTCCGGCCTTGAGAGCCAGGGTGACAGCCTCGTCGGCGTCGCGCTGCGCGTTCTGCTGCTTGAGAGCCTTGAGCTCCTCCAGCACATTGACGCCGTCGATGGTGCCGCCTTTGAGCTCCATGATCTTCGCCGTGACGTCATCCGTGGCTGCTCCGGCCTTGAGTCCCAGCAGCTCACACACAGCCTTGTTTGCGACGACGTTTTCGTCGGCGGCGGGGGGCTGCTGCCCCTCCTTGAGAGCTTTGTTCTCGGCGACGCACGCCTTGAGAGCCTCCATGACCTGCTCCTCGTTGGCGTCTTCGCCCAGGCCCAGCAGCTCAGCGAGCTTCTTGATGATTTCCATGTTGTTTTGTCCTCCTTCAAAAGTTTCAGAATTAACGATTGCGGTCATTCCTTCGATCGCGGGGGTATTTGTCAGAGCCAGAGAGTGAAGCCCCGTCGCCTTGTTGTCTGATTTGCGGACATTGACCACGGGGGAGAGGTAGCGGTACTCCTTGTTCTGGAGGTACTGCGCCCCTCTGGGCGTCCACTCGACGACGGCCTTGATCTGTCCGTCCTCCAGTTTGAGCTCCTTGACCCATCCGGCAGCGGGGGCTTCGACCCCCTTGAGCGTCTGGTGTTCGTAGTCGACAACGAGATCGACGCCACGTTTGGCGATCTGCGCCTTCATCGCTTTGTAGCTCTCCTCGTCAACATCGAACTCCCCCTTCGAGCTGACGACGTGTCCCAGGGGGAGGACGGAGATTGTCTCCGGGGCCCCCTCAAGCTCCACGTTGCTGCCCTTGAGGATGAAAAACTCATTCATTTTTGCTGTGTCCTCCTTCGGTTTCTTCCCGAGCCTTGCTCTAAGGCCGTTAGCACGCGTGCAAACGCCCCTATTTCGCTTCTTCCGGGCTCCCGCCCCCCTGCGGTCGCCCGCCGCTCTGCGGCCCTCTGTGGGCCTCTCAGCGGCTTACACGCCCATCCGCTCCTTTTCCCTGTTCTGGTACGCCTTCACCAGCGGCTCGGGATAGTCTTTCATGTCGGGCTCGAAGCGTACCTTTGCGGGGTTGGAGGAGAAGTGGGGGTCGGGAGCAACTGCCGGGAAGGACGTCTCAACCTTCAAGCCCCGCTGCTCCACCTGACGCTTTGAGAGCGTCCTCACGGTGCAGCGGCAGCGGAAGCCGTTCGGAGGAAACCATGTGTCCCATATAGGGCTGTCTGCCGGGAATACCTTCCCGTCCATCGCAAGGTGACTCGGGCGCGTGTGGGAGTCGTTGACGGCGTCGTACATCCAGTACGGGCGGAGCTGCATGACGTCCGGGTCTGTCATTTGCTCGTAGTGCCCTACGTTATATGCCGTTTGGATGTTGGTGCGGAAGATGTTGTCGGCTTGCAGCGGGTCGAGCCCTTCATAGCCTTCGGCTTCGAGGAACTCGTTCATGTTCGCCCGGAACTCCGAGAGGGTGTTTCCTTCCTCCAGGGCTGCAAGAAGCTCATCATAGAACCGCTTGAGCATCTGGGCCTTGGTGTAGCCGCTGACCGTGAAGGCGAGCCCCCGGTACTCCTCGGCGATTGCGTAGAACTTCGCAGCTGTTACCGGGACGCGCTCCTTGAAGTAGCTGACGGCCTCCTCGAAGGTCATGTCTTTCCGCGTGAAAATCTCGTCGATGTCAGCCATTCTCCAGCACCCGCCCCTCGAGGTCTGCGTAGAGCATGACCTTTTGCAGCAGCTCTTCCACCTCGGAGACATCCATCGCGGCATAAAGCTCGGCAACGGCCTTGTCGTCCTCCATCATGTCGCGGAGCTCCTCAAGGCTCTCGGCTTTC